TGACCGTGAAGTCGGTTATCTTCTGTACAAGCACGGAGAGTTTGTCTATGAATCCCTGCTTTCCGAAGTCGGCAACACCAATCATCATTCGATGAAGACCGTCCCTAACAATCCTGTACGATTCTTGCAGTTCAATCTTGACTGGCGATAGGAACTGTTGACCAAAATCAGCAAACTCATTGCGCAGTCGCGTAAAGTAGCCTTTCGCCATACCGAAGAGTGTTGAATTGATGGCTTCAAATTGCCCAGCAACTCCACCCATTTTCGCCAATTGACCGCTAGTAATGGCGGCACGCAAAGCATCCTTTGTTTTGTCCTTTGCGCCCGCGGTCTTCTCGTACTCTTTTATGGCCTTCTCAAACTGTGGCCCAAGTCCCTTACCCGCTTGGACCGCCTCGGCGTACGACTTCTTTGTGTCTTCAAGAACAGCAAGAAAACCTGCAGCGGCCTTGGTGCCAGTCTTCATGTCTTGCCCAGCAGAAGCAAAGTCCATGAGCCCCTTCAAAACATTCTGTGTGCCAGCGGTGAATTTGCCCTTCTTTGAAACCTCGCCGTACACGGCTACCAGATTTTCGACCCCGACCGTAGCAAGGTCGGCATCTGCGGTAAGCATTCGCAGCGCTACCCGCGTTTGGTTGAGGGAATTGCCAAACTCTTTCTTGTTCGTCTGGGTGAAGGCGTACATTGCAGCCTGTTGCTCACGCACCGCGGCGGCAACCGTGCCCACGGCAATGGCAAAGCCAGCAGCAGCGGCGGCTAGCAGTTTCATCGTGCCGTTGTAGAGTTTCATTATCCCCCTACCAGCGGCAAAAATACCGTGCACAATCACCATTGACGCACCCATTGCGGCCATTTCTAAGATCACGCCCTTGAGGGTCAGCATTAGAACCTTGCTAAGCACTTGACCTGTCATCTTGATGGCTTTATCAACGTAGTCAAAATGTCTCTTCCACTTGCGCGAACTATTTTCTAAGACGCTAGATGTTCTTCTTGCGTAGTTTGCAGCATCGCGCGTTGCGCGGGATGCGAGGGCATTATTTCGCTTATATCTTTTGCTCTCGGAGCGAGAAAGTCGTTCAAGTTTTCTGCGGGTGCGGTCAATTGCGGAGTCGTCCGACCGTACATCTATCTTGATTACGACTTTTTCGTCAGCCATGAAATATCCCCGCGCATCAAAAAGACCGACCTGGGCGATTATTGCCTCGTTGCACGCCCTTGCTCGGCGGCAGTTCGATCCTGCTCAATAACTTTAGCACATGCCATTCGGATCAACCATTGCTCGTCGGTGCAATCAAGCAGGGATATCGGATCCGTTCCCCAAAGTTCCCCAAGTCGCGCGGCCGCTTTGACGTGCGGGTCTTCGATTAGTCGGTCGAAGACCTTTTCGTAGGGTCCTCTGCCGCCTCAATCGTGTCGCCGTAGCCAGCCGCATCAAGAATGGCAAGCGCAGCCGCCTCAACATGTGGGTCAAGACCAAAGAAGGACCTGACCGCATCGGGAATCGGACGGGAAGCCTTAGTCATTGCCAGAACTGGCGCAGAAGCAAAATTTAGTTCGTAACCAGAGTCGTCCCTGACTTCTTCGTCGTTCATCAGGATGCCATCTGTGGTGTGACCAATCACATAACAGGCAAACTTGGTTGCGTCCATCCCGTTTTTGGTGTCCTCACCGCACTCCCTGCGCCACTTCTTCATCTGCGCCTGAGTGATGTTCGGGCTAATTCGGAGGGTGACACCAGGGCGCTCGGGAACCTCAATGAAAACATCCTTACGCTTCACGGACTGTGAAATCGTGGACGTCAACTTTTCAAGGAGCGTCTCTTCCTTGGGTTGCTGACTCTTTGGGGCAATCTTCGCGGGTTTTTGCTCGACTACGGCCTCGGGCGCGCCGTCGGAGTAAAGGTTATCTGACATATGTTTCCTACCTTCGGTGATTAATGGTCGTGTGGGCAGAACCTAGCACCGCGCGCACGCGCGTAGTGGAACCTAAATAATTTAGGATGCCTTATCTAATCGCCCACGGGGGGCGAGAAACTAGGAGTTTGCTGAGGCGTTGGCCGCCGAACTACTCGGCGGGCTGACATCCTGAATTGAGAAGGTCAGAGCAAAGGTGGACGGGGCACCAGAAGACGAGTCGCCATCTGGCTCGGTAAGACCGACCAGAAGGGCGCTGGTATAAACGCGATCAGTACCCTTCTCCTCAAGGTCGCAGTTGTAGGTCTTGATGTTGATGTTATAAAAGGCCTGACCAACCAGCGGACGCAGGGCGCGAACCTTAGCGGCAATATTAATGCCACCAGCCACATCAATGTCATCATCATAGTGAGCCGTAAGGGTGATGTCTCCAATCTCAGCCGGCGCACACAGAACCGTTGGGCGCGACTTGCCGCCCTCGTAGATCTTCTCTACGGATGCGGTGATCTCGCCGCCAGAGACCTGCGCGAACCTGAACCCCTCAAATGTGGGGTTGTTCGTGTTTACTGGGGCAATGTCCGCGAGGACTTGTCGCTGCGCTACCTTGGTCATTTCTTATTCCTCCGCCTGAGTTACACCACTGAGGTGGTGAGATTTGACTTGACGATTTCAACCTCAATCTTGTCACCGATGCTTGAGACTCGGACACCGACCTTCGCCCTGACGAGACCAGTAGCGAGTTGGGTCACGGGGTTGAGAGACGCGTCGCACTTCACAGTGTAGCCGAAGTCTACTCTCCTGCCGTTAACATCAAAGGCCTCATAGAGCGCGCCAGCAACTCGCTGCGCCTCAAGAACCGCAATCAACTTTGCCTCAACTGAGGCAAAGACTGAATTGCGACCATTAATCGTCTGGAAGACAACGGGTTCAAGTGCCTTGTACGATTCGGTGACAATAGCGTTGACGACATCTTGCGCATTGATATATCGGAAGTTTGTCGTGTCTGACGAAAGTGACCTAGCGCCGTAGATGCGCACCGTATTCTGAACGACACGAATGGCATTAACGCCTTCGTCATCAAGCAGATCGCCAGCAGTTTTGTCAAGATCGGTCACAACGCCGTTGACCCAGAGGGCACGGCTCATGAGACCCGCATAAGGTACGTGCCCACCAGCCGAGTTGTGCGCGGCGGCACGCTTGCCAGCAACATATCCATCTGGCGGAATGAGCCTATTGACGCCCAGCACCGCAGTCGGCGCGTACACCCACGGGTAGTACAGCGCTGCGTGTTCGGCATGCTCAGCATTTGATAGATCTTGTGCAAGTGTCCTAGCGGACAATTGCGTAATGCTGCTTGAGCCGTGGAGTAGTGCGATTCTGTTGTACGCGTTGGCGTGGGTAATGAGACCAGCGCGGACGGTTGCGTTGTCGGCATCGGCTACATATGACTCGGGGCACGAGACGGCGCCAGTACCATACGCATCATTGAACAGCGTAAGTCCAGCAACCATATTTGAGGCAGTAACAGAATTATCATCATCGCCGCCATCAAACTCGCCGTCAACAAGCGCAACGGTGTCGGGCATAAGCGTGCTTTCGGCAGACTCGGCAATGACATACCTGCTTGCGGTCGCATGTGAATTAATTTTGCCAATTGCCTGCGTCGCACTATAGATATTGCCAGTGCTCATTAGGAGCGTGCCGTCGTAGTAGAGACGCACAACTCTTGACCCAGAAGCGGTGCCGTCGGCCACCTGAACTGCAAGGTCGTCGCCCCATGCGCCGGGTCCGTTTGCGGTCAGAGCCATGCAAGCATCGTTTTCAGCGTCCACGAGGGTGATTGTTGCGGCTGCGGCACCAGAGCCAGCAACTCTGGCAATCCAGCACTGCGTGCCACCCTCTTCAAAGAATGTCTCAACCGTCGGGTGCAGGAAAGAAAATGAAGCGTAACCGCCAAAATACTGCTCAAACTCTTCAAGACCAGTCACCTTGATGGCGGCATCAACGGGACCGCGAGATGCCAAGCCGATAAAGAATGCCTGGGAGGACTCGTTGGTGGTCGGGGTGACTGGGCCCGTGCGGACCGCTGTAGAGATGACTACGCCTGGCATGTGACCTCACTCGTTCGTCTGGGGCGCCGCGACGCCCTGTACGAACGCTAATTGTACCCAATTTCTAAGGTTTGTAGATGAACTACGACTTGAATTTGACCTTGATGAATGGTCACTCTGGCAGTTCCTCTACGGCTGGACCAACGCTTTCAAAATCCACCTCAATCTCGCTCACTTGGCCGAAGGATGCCCTTGCCACAATCTCGTCAATCTGCATTTCGTATGCCACATAAGAGCCAGCCAAGACCCTGTCGCCCTTTAGG